CATTCTTCTATAAAGGTAACGTGTTTAGGTTTTGTTATGTTATCTGATAACTTTTTGTTTCTATCAAAGTCAAATTCAATATATAAGGCATCTGCTAGTGTGTTATATAGTTTTTTATCTTTAACGAGTAGCTTACCTACTATCTGTAAATAATATTGTTTTGTTTCATCATCTAATAATGTAGGCATACCAACTGCCTTATTTTTGTTTATAGGTGTTACTTTATCTTGTTGTATATCAGGGTTGTATACTTGTCCGTCATGATCTGGAATACCTGCTGTTAGGTTTAACAATCCTAGTAGTAAGTAGCGTTTAAAGTAAGTTAATGCCTGACCTGTACTATATAGTTCATTCTTAGCAATACCTTTTGGTAACAGTATTTCAGAAGGTGGTAATGACTCACCTGATATATGTAATAGCTGTACAGTAAGTATGTTGTTATCTTCTACTATCCTTGTTGTATTAGTAACTATTAGTCCGTTTTTTGCCAGTACAGGATTTACAACAGAAAGAACACCAGATAAATCAGCAAACTTTCCATATTGTGCTGTATCTTTTTCTTCTATTGTGCCTACTTGCTTTATAAACTTACATAAGGCTGCTGTTATTTCTTTTGTCAAAATGTTGCAAATATTTGCCTTAGTATAGCTATGGTTTACCCTTATGGCAATCTTGGGTGTTAATAATCTGTCTTAATCGTTCATTATCTGCTATTACTTCTGCTAGTAATTCATATGGGTCATTTATCCCTGCTAACTCTATTCTTAGCATTTTTATACGTCTATTTCTTTTTGCTAATGTACAGGACATTGCATTTAGTAGACTTATGAGCTAACCATAACATATATATAGTGTATGTGAAGATTTAATACAATCTATATAGCGTTGCGTTGTATTACCTCTCAATTTATGGTCAATTGTTGTACAAATATTGTTTACTTTATGTACAGTTTATGGACACTATTAGACCATCTTTAGACAAGGATTTAATACATAAGATCCTAGATATAAAGCCAAAATACATTACAACACCTGCATTTTTAAATATGCTATTAGAAGATGCATACAATGCAAGATGCAAAAATGAAAAAAATATGGCACTATATATACATAAAGATAGAGAATTAGAAAAAAAGGGTTTAGAAAGAAAAGAACAAAAAGAAAAAATTAATAAAAAAGAAAAACAAGAAAAGATAATACCAGATGATTTATTACACTTACAAACTCTTATAGATGATTTCTGGAAGGTTAAGAAAGGTAGTAAGTCAATACAAGCTTGGAAACAACAGATAACAGAATACAAAAAATTTATAGAAAAGTATGGTGAAAAGGTATTAAGAGATCAGTTAGAAGCAGGTATTCTTGCAGGTACTTGGAAGGGCTGCACAATAAAAAATTATGAGTCTATAAGAAAAATAAATAATCCTTTTGTAGAAGAAGAAAAAGTGCATCCCAATCAAAAGGTTGTACAGTTTGATGATATGGGGAATTTAATCTAATGGATAGTTTATTCGGCGGTGGTGCAAAAAAAACACTACGCATGATGGTAAAAAAAGGCCTTATTACAGTTCAAGATTTAGATACACCTCCTTCTGGCTGGTTTATTGCAATGGGTTATGAAAGAGAGACAGGCACAGGAAAATGGAAACGTATTTTACGTACAAAATCTGGTGCAAATCCGTCACTTCCTGTACATAAATTGCCAAAATATAGAAATAGTCTTACAGGTAAAATAACTTTTGATCCTGTGGAATATGAAAAATAATAATATACCATTTCCTAATAAAAAATATAATATTATTTATGCTGATCCAGCGTGGCAATATAAAAGAAATGGAAATCACTCCGCAGAAAGTAAATATGATGTTATGTCAACAGAAGATATTAAAAATTTAAAAGTAAATGATATTGCAGAAGAAAATAGCCATTTATATTTATGGGTTACAAATCCTTTTATCTCTGAAGGGTTAGAAATATGCAAAAGTTGGGGTTTTCAATATAAAACTTTATTAACTTGGGTTAAAACTTATAAAGATGGTAGTCCAATTATGGGTATGGGATATTACTTTCGAGGTGCAACTGAACATATCATTTTTGGTGTTAAGGGTAAAAAACTTTGTAATAACAGAAATACAAAAAACATTTTTTATAGCTTACAAAGACAACATTCAAGAAAACCTGATTTTGTAAAAGATATGATTGTTAAATGCAGTGGTGATTTTCCTAGAATAGAGTTGTTTGCTAGAGAAGAATCAGAAGGATGGGATTGTTGGGGTAATGAAACTCAAAAATTTAATAAAAACAATGTACAAAAAGAACTATTTAAAATAAACCAAATATAAAAATGAACATTAAAAATATTTTAATACAAGATCCATTTGTAGAGTTTTATCCAGAACCACATAAATACTACGATCTAAAACGAAAATGCTACGTAGCAAGATCTGTTAGTGATGTAGTAAAAACAAGTGATTTTGTTAGTAAAAATATGGAACAGGCTGCATTACGTGGTACAGCTATACATGAAGCTGCACAGATATGGTGTGAAACAAAGGATAAAACACTAGCATTAGCGTATGCAAAAGAATATAGACAATGGATAGAACATTTAATTAATTATCGTATGTGGAATACGTGGGATTGTGTTGCAAATGAATTACGTATGGTGGACAGAAAAAGAGATATTGCAGGTAGTTTAGATGCAGTATTACAACACAAGGAAACAGGTGTTTTATGTTTAGCTGATTTTAAGACACAAGTTAAGTACAGAAAGAAAAATCATAGGTTACAGATAGGTGGTTATGTATCGCTATTGAATCAAAACTATCCATCTATTACTCTGTTTACTTGTAGAGTTATTTATATAACGCCAGATGGAATAAAAACACAAGAATATAACCCTGCTGAATGTATGTATGATTATGAACAGGCAAGAAGTTTATATTTTAAAAAAGCTACTTAATTTTATGTATATGCGGTATTACTTGGTTTGGTTTAGGTTCTAAATAAACATCTGCACATACATTATAAAAAGGGCTATCTTCTGTCACACGTATACCATTAGCAAGTAAAGATCCACATTCACGTATTCTTGCTATCTGCCAATCTAAACGCTTATTTTCTAATATCTGTTGCTGTAATTTAACCTGTGTTGTAGCAGCCTTTTCACAGGTAGATTGTAATGTGCGATCTAAGGGAATAGTAAAGTTAAGACTAAAACCACTATTTAATGCAAAGCTGTCTTTGTTTGTACCGCTATAGTTCTGTTGATAGAAAAGAATATCACCAGGATTATCAGGTACACCATCATCATTTGCATCTGTAGGATCATAAAAAGGTGTTTCATAATAGTCTCTAAAAGGTTTTCTATAGTTAGCACCAAAGGTAACAAAGGGTGAAAGACTCAAAGTAGCACCCTGACATACAATATTATTTCCAAATTGCTGAGTAGTCATATTACCATTTATGGATTGTATAGCCATATTGGTGACGCTTCCGTTGTTTGACTGACTTACAGCATTAGCAAATGCTTCTACAGGTATTATTCCTATTGTGAGAATACAGAAGTAGTAGTAACAACGCTTTCTGATTCTATTGACCTGTTTATTACTGTTATGTTTTGTAGTCCAGGTGCTTTGTATGTTTCTGTAAATTGAAACGCATTGCCGTCTGATACTGTCCAATTTGGTTTGTTGTTTAGATTTAAGCCTGTCCATGTATATACCTGTCCATTTACAGTTTCATTAATTGATGTGGCATTAGGTGAAATGCTATTGCTATCACCCATAGATACACCAACACCTGTAACTGTATATTCATATCCTGTAGAGAAGTCTGTAGATGTAATTGTTTCTGTAATAGATGTTGTACTGTTTGTGGTGCTTGATGTCGTACCTGTAGTAAAGGCAGGTGTAATTGGCTGTGATTTAACAGGTATGCCATATATAAACAGTAGCAGTATTAATTTTTTCATTCATTATTTTGTAGTTACCTCAGTTACAAATTGTCCTGTTGTTATAGAACCTGCCCCACCTGGATCTAAATCTGTAATTGTATGATCTGCTTTCATAGTCACATCAAACCCTGTTCCTACACCAGCAGCAGTAGATGTAACACTGCCAAAATTATTAACTTCACCAACTTCTAAATCACCAGATTGTAATGTATCTGGTAATGTTAATGATTCTGTTAATGACCAGTTTGTTGCATTTGAATTTATAGAATATTGCCCTGCATCAAAAGTTACTGCATTAGTTGTTGAGTTAACACTAAAACCTCCTAACTGATCTCCTGTGTTAGATGTACCAACATTAGTACCAGATGCACTATATGACCCTCCTAATCTTTCTACCTGCGTACCTGCTGCATTTACCTGTATTGATACAGATGTTGTTAACTTGCTACTTACATCACAATAGGCTGGTGTAGAAAATAAAAAAATAAAAGGTAGTAGTTTTTTCATGCTTTTGTTTTGGGGTCTACTTCTTTTACACCAATAATTTTTAGTGGCTCTTGTATTATTCTTATAGTTTGCACGTTTTCATTAGAGTTTGCAACACCTTTACCCTCTTCTATCTTTTCATCTTTCTTTTTTTTACCGCCTGGTGTAATATTAAAAGTTGCTAAACAGCCTGTGAACACTGAAGCTATGAATGTTATATCTTTAACTTCTCTATCTTCTGTAAGACCAGGTATTGTTATGTAATTAAGGCTGATAATAAAACCAGCCCAGACCATTACACCTAACCTAATAAAGGTGCCTAGTATCTCTAATTGTTCTTCTTTATCTTCAAATTTTTCTTTTATTTTTTGTAGAGGATTTTTAGTTTTTTGCTCTGACATGTGTTTTTAATCTATAATAGCTGTAGATCAAGGTAAAGAAAAGTGATAGAAGTTATAGCAGCTACATCAGGTGCATTACTTACTGCGTGTTTTATATCAGTCGGTTCTGTATCTTATAGAGGTAGACAATCAAGGGATGACTTAGTAAGAAATACAACAGCAATAGAATTATTAACAACAAAAATAGATGATATGCATGATGACATGAAAGAGGTTTTTCATAGGCTCAAAGAAGTAGAACTGGCTGTTGCAGAAATTAAGCCTAGAAGGTAAAAAAAAGGCTATCTAGCTTTGCAATGGGGATTAGACAGCCTATAGATGACCATATTAAATTTAACGTCTAGAATATGTTTGTAAACCATAACAAGCTATGTACAAAATTTTAAAGCCTATACTGCTACGCTTTCTTTCTACAACAGGATGCAAAAGGTTAATTATTGATCTATTACGTGTAGTTTGTAAGCAGACTACAAATACCTTAGATGACAAGGCTGTTGATATGTTAGAACAGCAGTTATTCCCTAAATTAAATTAGACTATAAAAAACCTTTTACTAAAAGTTAAAAATATTTGTAAAATCAGGTTCTTTTGTAAAATCAATTATTTGAACTCTTGTTTTAGTACAACCTTTTTCTTTTTCAAGATAAGCCGCACATTTGTTAGCCATATCAAGATTTGTGCATTTTGTGTAAAGTACTTGTTCTTCAGTTGTGTTTGGTGCTACGCCCCAGACAATAAATTCTTTTTGCATTTGGAAAGCCTCTCGGTTGTGTATATATATAGTATATAACTAGGGTATACCCCTATTAAGGTTATGTTACAAACTTGTAATAATTAGTCAGGATATAGATCAAGTCCAACACTTGCCCTGTCTTTCCTAGTGCAATAGGTTTTTTATAACTTTCAAGTTAGTAACCTAACCCTGTACTAACTATCAGGCTTCCCGACTAAATCATTATTCTATTTTATTCCAGCCTTTATTCTCACAATAATTATTGAATCTGACTTTTAAATATTCACCGTAATTTTCCATAACTAGGTCATATACTTTTTGTGTTATTGGCATAGGTATATCTGGATCAGGTGCAACTATATTAAGTAAATCCATAAGAGTAGCATTAGGATTTGTAGAACCTTTATCCCACCACATAATAGAAAATCTAGGCACGTCACTATTTTTTACAAGGGA